CGCACTTTTTGGCCAAACGGAAGAGGGCAAATGGATATATATTCGTTTCGGGCTATGTATTATAGCTCAAGAGGATTTAGAGTAGCCACATTCAAACTAAAAGCATGGAAATGACCGATCCAATTCCAACTCAAACCTTTCCAGCCGTATGCCCGATTTGTACCCATAGAATGCAGATTGTGTGTCCGGTTGGAACCAAGACCGTAGATTGTACCAACTGCGGAAAACAAATCGAAGTACCGAAAACATTTAAAGAAAATTAAACAAATATGAACGACGAAGTATTAGGGCATCTACGAGAAGCCAGAGCAATTTTAAATGACGAATTGCCAAAAAGCAGGGAATCTGCAATTGTGATTACTAAGATTGAAGAAGCCATTCTTTGGCGGCAGGAAAATCTGAGGTTAAGAACTCCGGCATCAAATGAAAAAAGCGATGAAAGACCAAGCAATTGAACTCGTTAAGAAAATTATCCCGTATGTGTATTGCTATGCGGGGAGCGGATTTATGACCGATTGGTACGACCCTCAAGTTGCGCTAATGAATGCAAAAAATGTATGTCGGGCCATTGGCGTTCCATTGATGCCAGAAGTTGAAAAACTGACAGTCAATGATGTATTTATCGAAGAAGAACTACAAAATTAGCAGGCCATGAAAAAAGAAAGGAAATATCCGTGTCCGATATGCGGCAGACAATCCTGCACACTATCATTGGCCGACTTACTGAAAGACATTCCGACAGAACCGAAAAAGCCGAAGAAGAAATGACACCACACCATCAACAAGCCGAAGCACTCTTTGAGGAGTGGTATGAGGAATATAGCAAAACGCATCCACCTCTATTCCCGGACACAATGAAAGCCTTTGCCGCCTTTTGTCTGGAGAAATCCGGATGGAAGAAATACCCGGATGAGAAGCCGGAAAAGGTCGGGGAATACCTTGTTATTATCAATGATGGGGATGATTACAAGCCATCCTTACTGAGAAAAATAAATGATAATCACGTATGGAGTAGGGCGGTAATCGCTTTCATGCCAATTCCTGAATACAAGCCATGACCTCCACCATCCTCGAAATCATCCAACGGAACGCCGACAATCAGCTCCACGCAGCGGAAGAGATTGCGGCAATTGTGGGCTACTGGCAACAACGCTGCAAACTGGCCGAAAAGTATTTGGCAGCCGTTCCAATTGACCAAAGCCAATGGAGTTCAACATCAGCCGAACACCACAAACAGATGTACCACGAATTTATCAGGGATAATCAGAAACCGGAATAGAATTATTAACTTTTGGTGTATTAAAATTGAAACGCCTTTGCTTTTAGTAGGGGCTTTTTTATAACAGCCGTTTCGGATTCGGCCTAGCTTTCATTGGCCCTTTGTTATGCCAATATTGATTCTTTTTCGAATACTCGGAATATTTCAGTTGCCGGGAACAACTTGAAGCCAGGAAGAAAAGGATTAATAGGATGAGTTTCATTCGGAGGGTTTGTTTGGTCGTTCTTCAACCTGGTTCTGATTTCGACCAAGGAAATACCCAAAGATCAAATTGATTGCTCCAACCAGGCAAAGGATTAAAGCCTCTGATTGCTTGTCTTCGTAAACAGGCTCTTTGAAATAAGGCATAAATACCCGAAGTCCAAAAATCACAATTACGGCAACGATCACGGCATTTCGTGTGAATCTGTCTCCCCAATTGATCCTTCGCCCGTTTACGTCGAAGAAGTTCATTACAACCCAAGTAAGCCTTTCCCAACCTGCTGCAATCGCTTTCCGATAGTGTAAGCCAAACTGGAATGTTTGATTTCTTTTGCCAAAACAGAATCCATCTGAGAAGTCAGTTTTGCGATTTCCTTAATGGCTTTTCCGTGCATTTTAATTACCCGCCTATGGGCTTCGATTTTTCTGGTCAATGAATCATTTGCATTCAGCAAAACCTGACGTTCAACAGCACTCTGAATTTTGATTGTGTCGATTTGCCTGGTAAGCAATGCGACTTTTTTGGTTGCGCTCAAATACTGGTGTTCAACAACTCCCAGACAAAGGAAGCACAGAACGACGGCGACAATTATTTTGTTCATAAAGTAGACTTAAAAAGGTTTTTGATCTTCTGCCAGGTTGAAAGTTTGCGCTCCTGAATTGCTTCCTGTTTCATCACGGGTTTGACGATGTTGTCCCATTCCGGTTTCTTAACGTCTCTGATCCTTTTGTATCCATCGAGAGCCAAAAGGATTAGACGACCAAGGATCAGCAAAGCGGCCCCATGAATCAGAATCCAGTTTTCGGTTTGGGTAAAAAAAGTTGCAATGCTGATGGTCCCCAGATCCGCAAGAAACTTCATTGTATCCTCTTTCAATCGGCAAACAAAATGTGAGATTGCGTCTTTCATTAGTACAACCAAATTACGTCCTTGTCTTTTGTCGGATCACAGTCTACGTGAATGAATCCGTTTGCAATCCCCAGACGATTAAATCCGGCCTGAATCAAAGCCCGAACAATCACAAGGCGAAGCCTGGAACCTCCAGTATTTGGCAAATCAATATCAGCCGCCCATCCAGTTAAGTGAGGCGAATCAATTTTACCGCCTTCAAGTTTATTCTTTGCAACCGTCCGAAAGCCGGAATTGATCTTAAAAGGCACATTGGCAATCCCTCTTGCCGCATCCAGTTTCTTTAAAAATTCCGGTTGCATTTGTGATCCAGAACCCGGCAAATCAGGCGAATCAAATTCCGAAAGGATAAAATGTTTGAGGTTCAGCATGGACGCAAATTTTAACCTAAAAATTATGTAATCAAAACGCCCTGTAAATCAAAGGGATAAAAAATAATTGAAAAATATTTTACATTTCTTTTTAAATATGTTTGCAGATTTAAAAAGTAGTATTACCTTTGTCTCAACGAAAACAAGAAAACAAAAACAAAAATGAAAACCGAATACCAAAACCTAAAAAACGCAATCATTGAAACGAAAACAACTTTTCGCATGATTGCAAAAGACTCTAAAAATTGGAGTTCAATGAATTGGGCCGCTATGTTGTCACCAGAAAACTATGCCCTTTTACGAGCCTTTAACAAGTTCCTTTTTGGGTCAGATTATAAAATTCACGCCACTGCTCTTGCAATTGATCTGTATGATTTTGAAACTTTTATTTCTTTGAAAAACAACTAAGCCCTACGGGGCTTTTTTTATGCCCAAAAAAATATTTTATCTTTTTTCTTAAAAATGTTTGCAGAATTAAGAAGAAGTATTACCTTTGACTCAACAAACAAAAACAGAAAACAAAATGGCACTAGTTACAAAAGCAGACGGTTATTCATTAGGATTCACAAGAATGGCAAACTTAAGTCTTAAAAAAAGAAGCAATTGTTTTGTAAAGCTTTTCTTTGAAGGATTTACTGAAATCCCAGCAAACAATACAGAGTTAATGAGCCGTTTAGAAAAAATGTCAGAAGCCGAATACAAAACTTTTAAAGCCAATGCCTAAAGGAATCCCAAAGTCCGGATCACGAAAGCCAGGGTCCGGACCAAAAAAAGGAAACAAGCCAGAAACCACAACAATCGCTTTCAGGGTTCCAGTGATCTTTAAAGCCCGATTGGAACTAGCAATGAGAAACATGATTTCGGAAATGAAAAAACAAGAGCCTCTTAATTGAGGCTTTTTCTTTTTACCTTTGTCAAAATCATTTGTGAGAAATCACGGCTTAAATTTAACACTATGCCAGCAGGTAGACCTTCAAAATATGAACCTGAATTTGCACAACAAGCACACAAACTTTGCAAACTTGGCCTGACTGACAAAGAGTTAGCAGCATTTTTTGAGGTAAGCGAACAAACGCTCAACGCATGGAAACAGGAATACCCTGAATTTCTTGAGTCCTTAAAGGATGGCAAAGAAATGGCTGATGCCAGAGTTGTTCAAAAGCTATTCGAGCGGGCAATGGGGTATGAACACCCTGAAACAAAGTTCTTTACGGTTAATAAAGGCGATTTTGTGCAGGAAATTGAAACCCGTGAAACCACTAAGATTTACCCGCCAGACGTTACAGCCGCAATATTCTGGCTGAAAAACCGTCAGCCTTCAAGATGGAGGGATAAGCAGGAAACCGACATGAACATCGGCATTACTGAAGTATTGCGACCAAAAGCCCCAGAGGACTTAGAATCTTAAAAATCCATGTGTGCTAATATCAGCACCGGAACAAATTAGCATAAGTTACAAAAGTACCATTGATATATGTTAAAAGTGCCGTTAATTATTGAGTGCAAGTGGATGTCTGGGGCTCAGACACAACTTGAAGAACTTGGAATTTGCGAGGTAAAAACGGGAGAAACGGTTGACAAGCAACTTCGATTTTGCCACATTGACCATTACTACGAATTCGAGGATTCAACCGATGGGAAAACCCGTGTTGCAATTCATTCAGGGCAAAATCAATTCGTGACCGATATGCCAATTTCAAAACTAGATGAACGATTGCATAGTTTTCATAGGTGAAAATAGACCTTACAAATCCCAACCTTTGGAGTGCCAAATATTTGCCGGCAATCACAAACCCGAAGTATTACAACATACTTTATGGTGGGGCTGGATCTGGAAAGTCGCAGCAAATGATTCAGAATTTCCTGATGGAAATAATGGATCCGGCAAATGTCAATCAAACCTTCTTTGTTGTCCGGAAAGTCCATTCAACGCTCCGGAACTCAGTAATACAGGATTTCAAAAATAAGATTGCAGATTGGGAAATTGGGGGCTTTGTCAAAGTCAAGATTTCATTATTTGAAATTACATGTAGCACAAATCGCATTGTCTTCATGGGTTGTGATGATCCCGAAAAGCTGAAATCACTTTCCCAGGCAAAAGCAATATGGATTGAAGAAGCAACTGAATTGAGCCTGGAAGATTTTACGCAGATCACACTAAGGCTGCGAGGCAAGTCCATTCACAAAAAGAACATCTACATCACATTCAATCCGGTTGCTGATTCGCACTGGTTAAAAAATAGGTTCTTTGATAATCCTCCGGAAAAGGAAAGAGATTCGATACTGATCCTGAAAGCCACATACAGAGATAACCTTTCGAAGCTAAACCCTGAATACATCGACACCCTGGAATCGTTGGCAGAAGTCAATGAAACCATGTTTTCAATTTATGCAGAAGGCGAATGGGGCGTATGGGATAAAGAGAACTTGTTTGCCAGGGATTTCAATGAATTAATTCACGCCGTTGATGGAGGCTGGAAAGCGGTCAAAAGTCTGCCATTGTATTGCAGCTTTGACTTCAACACCGGGAATAATACTCTGATGGTTGCTCAACACATTTTGAATCCATCGACACACCGATACTGGGCCGATATTAACATCTTGAGAACTTACGTTGGTGCTGATCTTGAAACCTTATGCCAGACAGTTCTGATTGATTACCCGAACATGGAAATCTATGTGAATGGTGATAGTGCCGGCCATTCAGGTAACGCTTTGACAGGCGACAATGTATCAGCGTATCAGTTGATCACAAACTACTTCAGATTGAATCCGGAATATCAGCTTGTCGTTCCACCTGGTAACATCCGGCACACCAGTTCGCAACTGTATGTGAATTCGGTCCTAAAGAAATGTAGGATTCGGATATTCAGAAACCAACACCTTGTTAAAGACGGGAATGTAGAACTGATCTCAGATTTGAAGTCGGCTAAGATGGTTAAGAATAGCCTGGATGAATGGAAGAAAAAGAATCCGACAATGGGGCACAGGTTGGATGCATTCCGGTATTACATTTCATCGAACTTTTACTCACTGGTTACGGACCTCAATATTTCGAAGTTCAATCAGAAAATTACAGTTGCGGAATTTGATTAACTTTGCCTCATGAGTTGCTGCGTTTCAATTTTCCAGTATTGCGGGTTTGTTGCCAATTGCGCAACGTCTGTTTTGATTTCGGTTCCGAATGATTACCCGGATGCTGAGATTGATATTTCAGTCAAAAACGGGAATGGCAATGGATTTAAGCAGACCTTAGATGTTATCAATAACTTTGTCGAGGTTGATTTAACAACTATTCCAGATGGCTTTTTTAATCCGTATGCGGGGATTTTTACGCTTCAATTCTGGGAGCCAAACGGACAAGTAATTCCTTTTACAGGACCAGACGGGAAAGATTATGATGCCGCTTCTTTTGAAGTTGATTCAATCGCCGCCGATGTTGCTCTGATCAATTTGTTCAATTACGAATATTCTGGTTATTAATTCGAAAAGTTTTCTACATTTGCGAAAAACAATGGAATGAAAAGGGCAAGATATTTTTCAATCTTTCTTTTGGTTTTGTTTTGGGTGTTTACTCTATTAGCGGTTTTTTCATGCAAAAAGAACGATGAAACACCGTACATTGTGACTGGAGTATATTCAACCAATGGCGGTTTTGGATGTCGTTACGAGGCATCTGCAAAAGGTCATCCACCGATTTCATTTGTCGATGAATGCCGGAAATACAAATCAGGAGACGTAATCTTTAAAGTTCAATAACATGAAAAACAAATGTAACTGCGGAACAAAGAAAGGAGGCAAAGGCGGTCGTGGAACAAAGCGGTAATCTGATATTTCAGGCCATTTCAACAGCGTTCTTTGCATGGTTTTTCCGCTATGCAATCGAGAATGTGCCATACATGACTTGGTACGACAAACTTCTTTCAAAACTACCGGAGTGCCTTTCTGATCCATTAGGCAAGTGCCCTTATTGCTTTGCGCCCTGGTTATTCATCATTTTTCAAATCTTACCTTCAGATGTTCAATTTCTTCAAGTCGGTGTACAGACAGCCTACGCATTTGGTTGGATCTTCGCCGCAAACAATTTCTTCGACAGACACCTCTAATCCGGTTTACAACGGGAACTGCCCGGCTGATCTTAAAGACAAAGTAGTATTTGCTTTCAAGTCTGGTGATCGGAATTACTTCATGTTCAATGCTGAACTCAATATTCCTTTCAATCGGTTCATGTGTGCACTGGACATTTACGATGAACTGGAATTGGGGTTGAATCCTGGAATCATTCAGAAGTTTCTCCAAACCCTCAATGAAATCTGCGTTGATCCAAAAGTCAAGACCGTTGATCAGATCAAACAAAAGATTGGCATTGCGGCTTACATGGTTCAGGAAAGGATTGATATTCATACATCACTGAGTCTTCACACGAAGCTGGCAACAGTCCGGTATTTTGACGAAATCGAAGATGTGACAGGCTATGATCATGAGTTCAATGTTCAGAAAATCAAGTTCTGGACCGCCAATCACGACATTCAAGACTTTTTTTTTATGCAGCCCATTCAAAGTTTTCTGCCGCAATTGACAGACTTCAACGTGAATTTGCAGAAATATTTGGACGGGGAAATCCTACAAAGTCAAAGGCTGATGGATTGCCTTACGCAGTTCGGGCTACAAGAAAGCACAGAGCCCGAATTACAGAGCTATTTGTTGCAGCAAATGGGAATCTTGGAGACTATGAAATCATGGGCAAAAAACCCATCTATGAGCACTGTGTAATTAAGACAGAAATCATTCGTCAGAAAAAGGAAAGTAGAAAAACTAAATAAGGGTTGAGATTTTGAAAAATGGGTAAACGCCTTTCTATTTTAGAAGGGCTTTTTTATTTAAAAACTTCAAAAAACAACCATGTTTGAGAATCTGTAATTTTGGATTTTAAAAATCTGAGATGATAGTTTCAACCAATGAAATCGTAGTCGGCTGGAAGGTCACAGGACAGGCTGAGCTTGAACGAATGGCTGCTTTGTTTAACAAAGTATCTGATGAAGAAAAAGAAAGCCTGGAAGAGCTAAAAAAGATTAATGCTCAATTAAAAGCCATAGGAACCGAAGGCAAAAAAGCCGGAGATTCTGTTTCAGAAGGCATTAAAAAAACAGACCAAGAAACAACCCGTCTGGCAACATCATTAAAAAGAGTTGGCGGATTGATTGCAGCCGCTTTTTCTTTGGCAGCAACGTCGTCTTGCGTAGCCTTGTCAGCCGGCAAGCGCGGGATGGGAGCGAGCTTGACGTGCTCAATCAACATGACTTCACGCGCCCACTTACCCTCGTCATCTTGGATTTCTTCGCTCCATCCCTCGACAAGAAACTTGGTCAACGTCATGCCCTTCAGTCGAGGGTCAACTACCTCCACATACTCGGGGCGCGGTTTTGCTCGACGCGCCTTTTCCAGGCGGGACTGCAAAACCTCCCATTGTGCGAAGTGGGCGTCTTCCCACATGGTAAAGCGGTATGTGCGCCGGACGATCTCTTGCCCTTTCGGCACGGCCACCTTGCCGATGAAGCCCGGACGCCCTTGAATGTCGAATTCGGTCTTGCGAAAAGCAATGGTCGGAACCGTGCAAATGCCAGGGCTATCGACTCCGCCGATCTTGATTGTGTCGTAAATGTACGCGGTGCTTCGGGGTGTGGTCACGACACAGCCTCACTTTGCGCGAGTTCGTCCTTGTGCAGGATGCGAATCAACATGGTTTCAAGGTCGTGCTCGGACTGCGTACCATTGAATATGCAATCGTGGAACGACACTTTTTTCGAATTGCCGCCGCTTGCACGCTTGTCCGCGCGTGAGCGTGACGATGCGCCACGTGCTCCGCCTGCATCCGTTGACACGTCAGGAACGAGCACGTCTTGAGCCGCGCGCTCGATATTGCCGCGCTCGTCCTCAATACCAATAGACACGCCGCGTCCGAGTTCTCGCCCTACGTGCTTCCTGGTCTTGCCAGACGGACTGCGGATCTCGCCCTCTGTTCGTGCCGCCGTGACCGCTGCGCCTACCGCTCCGCGTGCGCTTTTCTCGATGATACCTTTAGAGGCATCTATGCCAGTTGCGACACCCTGTCCGAGTGCCACACCAACCTGCTTTCCGTCAGCGCTTGCCATCGGCACAGCATTTGTAGCAATGGCCGGAGGGGCATTTACTTGGGCGCTTTTGGCGTCGCCATTGGCAGGTTTCAGAGCCGCCTTTGCAGCCGCTTCAGCCCGCTTTCCAGCGTCGGTTTTGACAGCACCAACGGCATTTGCATCGTCGCCGAAGAGCCCTGTCTTCTTAAACTTGTCCTTGATTTGATCGGCCGAGTTTTCGTCCCATTGGTTCTTTAGCTCGATAGCTTGCTTG